CTGACCGTTAGGCATGGCGGCGTAAGTAATTATTTCCGCATTGCTGGAGTATTGCAGCGTTGCCGTACCGTTGGTGAACGGGGCAGTAGGGGGAAACGTAGCGCCAGATGCCGGGTAAGGCGGGGGAGAAGTGTCAGTAGTCCCGCCAGTAATCACCTGATAGATGAAGATATTAGAGAACAAAAAATCACCGGCTGTTACAGCAGTGCTTGCCGCCCATGCAGTAGCTGCTACTCCCGTTGTAGATAACGGGGTCTGCGTAATTTGAAGGGTGCGTAAACACCCTGTGTCTCTGACTACTCGCTCACGCGCACTATTGATATAGTCCGTTAACTCAGCATCATCCCAGAAATTTCCGTTGGCATCGTGTAGTAGCCTGCGGACTTCCGATATGTAGGAAGTAAGTGTTGCCATGTTGCTTCCATTTTATGCTGCCCTTTGGGTAACTTTTCCCCCCACGGATTTCTCAATCCGCAGAGGTACTACGCTAACCGCCGAGGGTAACGAGCGGTGCTGTTCGGGAGCCTGTGCAGTTATTTCAAACTTGCTCAGTCTTTCAATCCCAGAATTTAGGTCTGAATGAGAACGTATCCAACCCAACCGGGCTAGATACGGTTCTTTATTCTCTGCACCGTAACCAAACACATGTTTTGCAACATGCACAGGAACTTCTACGGGTTTACCCTTAAGAAATTCATAGAAGATGCCACCGTACCCATCCGTGAGTGCGGTGTCAGTTCTGTTGGTTACGAATACAGTTTCTGTCATAGGTTCACAATGTCACCGTACACCGTCACATCGCAAGTTGCATCATTAGCAGTAGTTACTTTCACCCACAGAGCGCCAGACGAGTACACGTTAGAAACGGCATTCGCGGTAGGAGCAATGTCTTGAAAAGTAGTTGTGTTTGTGATGTTTGCAAGTTTGGTAGTAGCAAATACAGCGTTAGCAGCGTTGCCATCGCTAGACGTAAGAATACTTACGTTAGCGGTAGCAGCACTTGCGTTTGCATTTGAGATGGTGACACGGCGAACTATGTAGCTAGTACCAACTAAGGACATCACAGAGGCAGCGTTACTTACTGCATTCAGCGGTACAACGACAGCCGAGGCAATAGCAAAGTTACCAAAAGAATCTCCGCGCAGTGCGCCTACTTGATTCGCGTTCATGTCAACTCCTTAACTTGAGTAAGTGCCAGGAGCGTTGTTACCACCATTAGAGGTGTACAGAGTCAAAGACTGAGTGCTGGTAGTTGCGTTTGCACGAACATTCCAACCGTCAGAAATAACAGTACCGCCTGTGTTGGCTGCAATGTACGTTGTCCAAGCATTAGCACCAGCAGAGGTGTAAGCATTCACTTCAATAATCACGTTGTTCGTGGTTTGAGGAAGAATGTAAGCACCAGCGGGAACAAACTGAGCGGACGATGTGCCAGCGTTCATCAAAGTAGTGTTACCAATACCAATGCTGGAAATGGTAATACCTTGGAGATACGCACCAGCCGTGTTAGTGGCTGCGTTGGCAAGAAGGATTTTATTTAGAGACAATGACATGTTCTATGCTCCTTACAGCGAGAGGTAGTTGTAACCTGTCACCTTGGTCATCGACTTAGGCTTGACGTTCACCAACTCGGCAATCATCAGAACCGCACCGACATAACCAATTTGCCAGTTGGGAAGCGTAGATTCAAATCCCGTGAACACGAAGGAACCTTGCTCATGGATGTAGAGCGACAGGTAGTTAGTGTTGAGGAAGTAAACCGTACCTTCTGGGCAGTATGGGTCTGGGTAGATAGGTACACCAGCAACCATCAATGCGCGGAAAGCCGCCTGTGGGCCGTTGTTGTCGCCATCAAATCCCGAACCGGGGGTGATGACATACTGCTCTTGACCTACAAAGTCTTGAGCCAACAGAGTCCAAGTACCAAAGCCGCAAACACCAAAGCTAGGCATCTCAGCACCGTTCTTCACAGTACCAGAAATGTATTGCAGGATGTTCTGACGGGTTGGGTTAACCGAGCCAGCAGCGTACTGCTTGGACTTCCACCATGTGTAGGTAGAACGGTTAATGTTTCCGTATGTTTGCAGAGTTGTACCATCATCAATAGCACCGGGCAGTCCAATGAACTGTTGGGTGTTAGTGGTGTTGTTGTACAAAGCCGTAGCCATTGCGTCCATCATCACGTTGGTGGCATCGTTCATACGAGCCTCAATCAACGGGATAATCGCTGCATCTTGTTGAACTGCGCCTTCCATACCGAGGAACGGCACGGGAGAAATCATCAGCTTCAAGTCAAATTCAGCGTTGTAAGCACCTTGTTGAACTGACGGTTGGGCAAAAGAGCCGCTGTAGTCAGACCACTGAGCGTTTACAAACTGAGCGCCCTGTACGGGAACAGTTACAGAAGAAACACCGCCACTAGCTTGCTGACTATTGCTAATCAGTGCTGCCAATAAAGGTGTCGAGTTATAAAGCTGGACAACCAGCTTAGGGATAAAGGCTCTACGAGTTACATAAGTCAGTTCAGTAAACTGATTCGACCCTGTAGCTGGTAGGATGCCGCCGCCAATAGCCATAAGGCCTCCTTACGTCACGATAGACAAACAATACCCTCTTTTACAAACCGATAGGGCGAGTGGGCTTACGCAAATCACTCAATGCCCTTGCTGCTTCTTCACGAGCAGCACCGACAGGATTCTTCCAATACTTGTTAAGGTCAAACTGTTTAACAGGTGACGGGTTGTATCCAGAAGATGTTGGTACTGCTGCTTGTTTCATCCAGTTATGATACTGGGCTGCTGTCTCATGGTTGGTGATACCTTGCTCCAGCATAATCTTTTCTACGTCTTTGACCTCTTCTTCAGAAGAGATAAGACCCTTCTTCACAAGAGAGTTACGGCGACTTTGCAATTCTGCAATTGCATCACGCTCACGCAACTTTGCTTCCAAGGCTTGTACACGCTGTTCTGACTGATTGACAGCATGGCGCGTAAAGTCTTCCATATCTAGTTCTGGAATAGGAAGGTCAGGTTTAACCTTCTTGGTCATCCGCAAGAACTCTTTACGAGTCTCAGGATTCTCAGCCAGCATTTGAGACAGTGAAGCCAGCTCATCACGGGCTTCTAAGGAGACGTTTTCTAATGACATAGTGTTACCCTCTTTATACGATTAGATGACTTTTTTACCGTCAGCAGGCTTTTCAACACGCATACCGGCTTTGCCAACTTTGGCTGGGCTGTTGAGGCCACCAAACTGAGAAAAACGGGGGGTGTTTACTACAACGCCATTTTGCTGATTGTTGTCAGTAGGACGGCGGGGTGCTGCTGCGCCACGAGGCTTAAACAAATCCATGATGGACTCCTTACATTGGGGGTGGTTGTGGTGCGCCGGGTGAGGGCATACCGGGAATCGGCGCGCTTGCCATTGCTTTACCCTCAGGCGATGCGCCACCAGCTTGAGGTAGAGTTTGCAGCATTTGCAGAATCTCTGACTGCTGCAACTCATTAGTTTTGTTCTTGCGTGGCCCCATAAGGCCGGTCAAGGAACGAATAGCGGCAAGAGCCTTCTGGCCTTCCTCTGACTCAGACCCTAGAGCGGGGAGCGATTGTTCTAGCAAGTCCATTGCCATGCCAACATTAATCATGGCAGCTTCTTTGCTACCCATCTTTGGCTCTGGCGTGGACATGGGGCTGGACATCGGAGGGGTTTCCGCATCCGACATAGCGGGAGCGCCGGGTGCGCCAGCAGGCGTTCCACCGGGGGCTAAAGAAGGAGCGGGGGCTGGTGCGCCAGCAGAACGACTGCCTCGCATCAACTCCATCAATTTGTCTGAAGGTACACCCATAACTAACTCCTTTGGCGCGTTTGTAACACATACAAACAATTTGTCAATAGGTGGCAGTTAGTTATCATCCAACTGCCAATGATGTGCTGCTCTAAGCAACCAAGGGCAAGCCCTTGATTACTTACGGCGTGCTTTACGGCCTTTGCGAGTACGCATAGTCATCTCCATAGTTAGAGGCGGCGACCTATTAACGGGAAGGAAGCCACACCCGATTCCTTGCGGAATTCTTACCGGCGAGTCTTACGACCGCGCTTGTGCATTTTGTACATGAAAAACTCCT